TTTTACCCATTGCTTCGTATGTCGTATCTTGTAGTACACGCATCTCGATGTAATCTGTATCAAGGAAGTAAATCTGTTTTGCACCTGAAGTGTTGCTCAAATATTGTGATGGGATCAACGGTACTGGTCCGACCATAGTTTGAAGTAATACCGCAGATGGAACACCGAATGGCAAAACACCTGAAGGTACGTCACTTGGAGAATACCGGAACGTGTCCAATATAATCTTTCGAACGTCTCTTACAGCTGAACTTGACCCAATTGCGATTTTAACGTTTCCGCTATCATCGAATGAATATTGTACCGCTGTTTCAATGTCATCGTATGTCAATGCTGCGCCGTCCAAATCTTTAACATTTGTTGTTCCCTGTAACTTTACGATACCAGAGAACTCAGTTGCGTCAGTGGATGCGTCACCATTTACGATTAAACTTTCTTCCAATTCCTTTAATGCTCTTGCTGCAGTTAAGACTCTTAATTGCATAGCGTTAGAGGATGCAACGTTTCCGAATGCACTTCCACCTAACCCTGAACCAGTACCCTGGAAACCTTCCAATACGAACGCAGGCTGTGCGCTTCGTGCTGGACCAGTAACTCGACCAACTGAATAAAGGAATTTTATTGGCGTAGAGTAACGATCAATAGTATCGTTAGTCTCTGCGAATGCCGCGTCTTCGTACGCAGTAAAAGCAGCCCCTTTTGCAGTAATCTCGTTCCAATCAGCATACATTCCCAAGTTCGTAACTCGAGGAATCAACTCAACCAAAGGTGTTCTCTTCCTAGTCTGATCAATCAGCATAGGAGATAAATAAACCGGAATCATTGCATATCCTGCAGTTCCTGGTCCACCTTGTGTTGTGTCAGTGGCTTTCATGTTCGCGTCAGCTCGCATGTCTGAACCACTTACTGGGTCCCAATATTTGGTTTTGCTCTTAAGATTAGCGAACGATTGGTAGTAGGCGTCCTGGAAGTCCAGTCCGTCCATATTGCCTGTGAATGCTTTTCCCATTTTAGCAAAGCTCTAAAGGATCAACAGATTTTAAATCAGCTTCTTCTGCTTTTTTCTTATCTTTATCTGGTTCATTGTTGCTCAAGGACTTATGTACTGGTGTTTTCAAAGCTAATGTAATCTTTGCAAGTTCGCTTTTCATTTCTGATTGAGCTTCCTTCATAGCTACATTGTCTTTTGCTACAACGTCGTACTTTTCGTTCATGGACTTCAATTCACTTGATATAGATTTTAGCATTTCAACTGATTTTGCTTCAACGTCTTCAGAATCGTTCTGACTTTCGTCGTTAGATTCGTCTTCGTTTTCTTTGTCTGTCATCTTAGAATTTTTTGTGTGTAATTTAGTTATATCTTCCGTTTTATCGGTTGAATGTGATTTGACTTCTAGCTGTCCTTCTACGCTTGGGTCTAAGTCTTTTCTTTTCTTGTATTCTTCTAGAGCGTCCATTGACTTTGTTGAAATTTCTACCATCTGGGCTTTGGTGTTGCATGGGTTTCCTGTCATTGCTACGTTCAATAAAATAACATCGTTCAACATTCGAATAGCCTTGCCTTCTCTTTGTTCGTAGGATATGTCGGTTGGTAAAAATGCAACTGAGAAAGCATCTAGGTATTTTTCCACTAAGTTTCCCTTGATTGATTTGTAGTTTGGATTGTGTCTGTTTATTTCACACTTGACACTTGTTGAGTATCTTCCTTCTCCTAAATCTTTAACGGTAGCGTCGATTATCTTTCCGGCTGGAATCTTGGTCTTGTTAATTTCTTTCTCTTCGTGTGAATCTCCTTTAAACGCTTCGTGCTCCAAATCTAATTTCATATTACGATCTAATATCTGAGTTTGCATGCTTTCCTGACAGGCTTTAGTCATTATGTCATTTACGAAGTCTATGTCGTTTGTAGAAATATCCCCCTCGACAAATAGGTGCTCTTCTCCCTTCAGATTAACTATATTTACGTTCAAGGGAGTTGTAAATGTGAAACTTGCTTCTTGATTCATGATTTGTTTAAATCAAAATATGTTATAAACCTACTTTCAAAAATTTAGAAGGATTATTCTAATAATAATATGGCCCATATCCACATCCAAAGTATTAATACACATGGTGTTCCTATTCCTAATATTATTCCAGCTGTTATCTTTTCATGATTATAAAATGTGGTTCAGGCTTACACCCCTATATTTGAGCCTCCCGCACAAAAGCTAGGATAGGGCTTTCCCACATTCCCAGTCTTTCCCGGTGTCAAGATAGGCAACCTATCCGAACGCTCTTGGTAGAACCAAAGCAAACGGCAGGATTCGAACCTGCAAGCTCCTGCCTTCTCCACAGTGACTCGGAAGCGGTTTATAGCTTCGGGGTATGTCTTCAGGGTTTAACGCTCGTCTGCTCTCTTAGTCTGTAGCCTTTGAGTATGAACATGGGGGAAACGGGTCTGTTCCTGCCCCATGAGTATGAATAAATATAACAGTCTATTCGCCTTTTTAAAAGTTTCTACTAGAACCCTACAACTCGTTTCTTATCTTTAGTATATGATAGTTCTCCGGTTTTTTTGTCCCTATAATATTTCACTATGTGGTCAAGAAGATATGAGTTTGTTTCTTTGACGTACTTGTTATGAGATTTAATCATACTGACATATAACCCAACATATTTGACTATCTCCTTGTCTTTTGGTTTTAGGTTTTCCTGGAGTATTTTTAAATCTTCATTCAAATTACCTCCGATTCTATTGACTTCGTGAATACTAATTTCTTCTAGACTTTCTTTCATGTATCGGTTTTGTAACGACTCCTTTTAATCGTTCAATTTCATCTAAGTACAACCCAATCTTATTAATATATCCAAATCTGTTCGCTGCGTCATATCTTCCCAGTCCTATTAATTCACCTTTATCGTTTAATACAGGGCTTCCAGAATCTCCACCAAATAAACTAAAGTCAACTCCAAACACATGTTCTCTATCTCCGAGTTTATCAGTCATTCCGTCTAAGTCTGAAACATAACCGTGTCTTATGTTAGTTCCTTGTAGTGCTGGATTTCCAACGATATAAATTTTATCTCCGTATTTGACATCACTTCTATTTGGTATTGCTGGAAGGTTTTTATATACTCTACCTTTTGATTTTGCTATAAGTACATCTGTATGAAAATTCTCATACATTATTTCAAACGGCACTTCTCCAATCTTCATTTCTTTATTTGTTATATCAATTTCAATATCCATCATTCCGAATGGTGTCTTTGTTTTTATCTGTTCTAATGATTGGCAGATATGAGCAGTTGTGATATAATAATCATTAACAAAAAATCCAACACCACCCTGTTTTCGTTTTCCTTCTACTGAGTCTGCTGTGTAATTAGCAATGTGAATATCTTTTGGCATGTTATAAATTTTTTCTTCTATGTCTTTTTGGCTGTTTTGTTCTAAGTATTCTAATCCTTGAGTTAATGTTAATCCAGACATACCCAACCACAATAAAAATTCTCTTCTATTTATCATTTTGCCACTCTCCAATCCTTTCCATATAATGAGCATAAGTTCCAGATACTTCGAATGGTTTTGTTACAACTTCAAAATCATCAAACCAAATATAATCAAAAGCATTTCTTAAAAACATTCTTTGGTCACCATCCATCCATATCTTATAAATAGGTATCATCTTAATTGGATGAGTCTTTTCAGCTTTCTTAACGTTGTAAAGCATAGCTTCTATATTTTGATTTTTTCTCATTATAAACTTACTCTGATTCTTTTTTCAAGTCCAGACAACTTCAGCTTAGGTGAACCTTTTCTGGCTGGCTCCATACTCATTATGTGCGCGTAACCACCCCAGTGATCTAAATAACTTCCAGTAATAATGTAATGCTTTTGATGTTCTTCAATGTTCTTTGTGCTCTTGTTAACTTTGTAGTAATTCTGAGTATGATGACTTAATTGATGTAAGTGTCCTTGTGCATAAACATCCACGTCAATCATGTTTGCTAGTTTGATTGTGTTTGCTATTTTGGTATGAGGTAGTCTTGCTCCACTAGAACCGTGTGTTGTATAAAGTGTATAGCTTTGTTTTCCTACTCTTAATATGTGTGCGGCTCCAACTCCCAAATAAGGAATTTTTAACATCTGTGCGAATATTTTGGATAGATTTACCCCGGATGAATTGTGTACTCTTGCTTCATGGTTTCCGATGTGGTTTCCGATTATCAATCCTGCGTCTGCCATGGGTTTGTATAATTCAACACACTTTTCTAGTTGTTCTTGGACTATCTCGTTTTGTTCGTAGACTCCTGCACCCACACTTGTTTTTGTGGCAGTTTCCATTTCGTCTCCCATTAAGATAATTGGAATATTATTATCGTAGCACCAGTCTAAATTCTTTCTGTGAGTCTTTTCATCGTAGAACTTTGAACCTATGTGCTCGTCACCCATTAGAACTATTGTTTGTTTGTCCACATCGAATTTAGTAACATTTACCTTTCTGCCCATATTGTCTCTTACAGCAGCGTTTTCCCATGCTTGCTTTTCTTTAACCTTTTTACCTATTGCTAGGTCTTTGGCTATTTGGCTTTTTGGTGTGTTTCCCATTTTATTCTTCTTCGATGAATATCATCGTACTTCTACAATTTACATGACTAGGTGGAGATTGACCTTCCCAACCACTACTTGAATCTTTGAAGTTGTCGTCTAATCCTATTGTTTGGCCGTCTAGTCTCTTACATAATTCTGAGGTTCGGTCGTCCTCGTGTGTTAACCATTGCTTTTTGTAATCCATACCGCTTGACTTCATTGCCAATAACCTTCCGTTGTTTTCTGCTCGGTTTGTTTCTGTTCTGGCAATCATGCTTGCTCGGTTGTTTCCTACGTTGAATACTTTAGTCACTCGTTTCTTTAGTTTTGTGATTCCTTCTCCGTTGATTATTCCTCTAGATAACTCGGCCCTCAAATCATTTGCTACTTCTTCGGTCATCTCCTTAATGTTCTCGAATGTTTGGTCTTGGAGGAACTCTACGGCTTTGTTGTTTACTGGTAAATTCTGGCCGATTTGTTTTTCTGATTTGTCCCATCCAAAGTTAAACTCCATACTGATAACTTCATTGACTATCTTTTTGAATGAGAAGATTTCGAATATCTTTTTGATAATGCCGGGTATATCATCTATTCCTTTAATCTGCAATAGTGTTTCTGGTTTGTTTTGGTCATCTAGTAATTCGAACACCTTTGTTTTGTTCTTTCTTAGTAGGTCTAAAATTCTTTTCTTTAGCTTCTTTTCGGAGTTGCCCGTCTCTTCGTTTGATACGAGTACGGTTGGGGAGTCTGTTGTTTGGGCTTTCTTAATATCCTTTGGTTTATCGCCCTTTGCTGGTTTGCCTGTCATTTTGTCTCGAGTGTCTTGGCTATCTCTGTTGATTTTGTCTGATGCGCTTTGTAGTGGATTGTCTGTTAAAATATCTCGGTCGGCTGTTTGCTGTCTGTCGCTTCGCATTGAGCCTGTTTCATCGCCGCCTTCAAGTGCATCTAGTCCTTCCGCATTTCTAATCTCATTGACTGTTTTTAGGTCTGCGTCGGTTTGTAATTTGTAAAGTCCCCACTTCTTTGTTTCCTCATCAATATCGAAAATCTTGTATTTGTATCTTATTCCCTCAACTCCGAACTCCGGGATGATTTCTGTGTTTACGTGGTATTCGATTAGTCTTAGTAATGGATAAATGATTCTTTTCTTTGCAACAGAAGTTTGAACTATTTGGTTGGCGCTTCCCTTTGCGTCCTCCGTAAATCCCAACTCTGTTGCAGTTATACCAAAGGCTCCCCAGACTAATTTGCTCCACCATTTTTGACTTTCGATTAATTCTAATTCTTGGTTTGTGAATCCTATTCTCTCGAACTTTGGCATCTTGTTGACCATTGGTAATTTGTGGTTTGCTCTCTTCCAGTTGCCTAGCGTATCTTGAACCCTTTGTTGTTGAATCCACTGTGTTCCAAACGCCTTCAAATCCTCAGCATTCATCCCTTCTAATCCCAAGACTCCTGGAGGGATTGAATTGTCGTTGAAATATTCCAATTGACTCTCCACTGCATAAATTAGTGTCTGAACTGTTTTTGCCAAAACCTCCATAGATGAACGTCCGTATAAATTGTCTGTTCGTACTTTCTTTTCTAACCACACTATTTCTCGCCTTCCGAACGGAATTGGTCTGGCACCTGTGTTGAATCCATATTGAAAATATGCGCCTTCTTCTTGGGCTTCGACTGCATCCATTTCCATTTGAATGGCTGGATAGTCCATCTGTTGGGTTTGTTCTGCGCCTTCTCCTAAAATATTCTTCATTAAAATTAAGTCTGCTCTGGTTGTATAAAAACCATAAGGATCAGGATTCTTTGTGAAGGCCATTCCGTCTCTAGCGCAAATTTCTACCATTTCGCCAAACATATTAAACACCTTAACAATGATTCCCGAGTTAAGTTCCAGTAAATCTGGCAACATCATTCGAACAATCATCTCCCAACTTTCTTTGTTTGTATTTGGATTATGGAAGAACTCTTGAATACGCTCGACATCGCTTTCTTTGCCTGGTACTTCATTGCCGGCACGATCCTCTGCGACTATTTCCCACTCAACTGAACACACCTCATCTATAATTGCCGTCACACACATATCAACATAAATACTCGCTGCTAATTGTCTATAGTAATTAAGGTCTTTGTATCTAGGATAACCAAACGGTGCCTTATAGAAGAAGTTTGGAATATATGCTTTTGGGAGTCCGTCTCTTGTCTCCTCATAAACAGTCACAGCATTTTCACCTTTTGGTGCTTGAATTTGTTGGGCTTTGTTGTACGGTCCTGGCGTACGTCTGCCTAACGGTTGCAGAACTGATTCACTGCCGATTTCCCAGGGGCAGTTTGAAAATATCGACGCTGATTTTCTTTCCATAAATGTGAGGTTAAGATGGGCAATCTTGATGAAGTTCTATTTGACTGTATTTCTTAGTCTTCATAATTTTATAAACGTTGTTGTCATTTAATATAAACTATTATTCTAGAAATTAAAGGTTTTTTCTAAAAACTTTCCACCGATACTTAGTATTACAAGATTTGCACCTTATACTTCTCTGGGCAATTTCTTTATTGCAATCAATACAGTAATTCCATTTTTTTCTTGAATTATTACTGCATGGCAAACACATGGAGTTTTTCTTTAATATGCTTTTTCCACATTTGATACAATTGAATATCTTGTATTTTTCGTCATAATGTGGATGTTTTAAACGAAATGCATCGTTTCCTTTCTTTGTTATTATTTTTATTTTTTCTGGATTTTCTCTATTCCACTTATAACATTTTTCCCAATATTCTTCTTTGAAACCCGGTCTATTTTTTATCTTCCAATCTCTTTTATCACTTTTTCTTTTATTACTTTCTTTATATCTTGTTAAAAGTTTATTTTTTGTTAGATTTGGCTCTCCATTCGTTCTAGGATTATTAGCTATTAATCCCATCTTGGTTCTTCTTGTCCATACGGCAGTTTGCGATACTCCCAATTTTTTTGACATAAGTGAATCACTAAACCCTTGATTATAAACTTCTATCAATTCTTCATCTGTGAATTTTTTATATTGACTATCACCCATAAATATACTTGTCTATTCTTCTTTAAAAAACCTTCTATTCTCTGATTATCCTATCCCCAATCATTCTGACCTCTTGACCATTGATTACTTTTGTTTTGATTCCTTCTCCAACAACTTGAGGCTTAGTTTCTTCTGTTTGTCCTGGAAACGACCAAGCACTTTCGTTTGGGTTAATCTCAAAATACATTCTCATCATTAAAACATCCCCTGCATCTGTGGATCGATTAAGTGCCGCAGTATCTTTAAGTTCTTTCTTGGTGATTACTCTCATCTTTGCATCCTTGTCATCATCCATTTGTTTCATGACTTCTAAATCTTCGGTTAGCAAATCTTTTATCTTTAAATCTAAATCTCGAGTTATTCCTATCATTCCTGAGTTCACATGGTTCGCTAATAAAAACCAACACTGACTTCTTAGGTTCTTATAATTATCTAGGCCCTGGTCATCTGTTGTTGGCTTGTCTTTTTTGATTGGTCCTGCATTCGCTACGAATCCGATAATCTCAGGCATCTCTTTTTTTAGGCCAAACCCAACTCCTATCTCATCCACTAAGCAATGGCTTCTCGGAATCTTTCGGCTTGTTAATATCTCGTCTAGTTGGCTACTTGATAGTCCTTCAGTATATTGTAAGAACTCCGTAATAAATAACCCATCCCAAATTGTAACCATACAACTATCTCTTCCGAATCCGCTTTGGTCTACTATGCAATATTTCTTTCCTCGCTTGGCTTCGTTTGTGTATAAATCTATAATCGCATCATATTCGAATATCTTTGTTGGATCGTCATCGTACTCCCAATTCCCATTCAACAATCTCTCCCGGTTCTTTGTATCTAGCTTCTTTAGATTATCGATATAATGCACTGATATAAATGGGTTGTCATAAACACTAGCATGCACATAAATCTTATATGGTTCTAGTTCGTTATCTCTCCACTTCTTATAAAAATCTCTATAAATAAATGTCTTACAAGGATTGCTACCCATTGCTATCTTAGGGATTAATCCGAACTCATCTAATTTGAACCTGACTCTACTTCTTATAATTTGGTATGCCTGTTCTCCAATATCTCCCATCTCATCAATAAACCCATCAGTATACTCAGTCGAACCTAAACTTACAAAGTCCGGGTCAGACGGATAAAAAAATAAGTCTTTAAGATATTCTTCGCTTCCGTTAGAAAATATAATAACTGCAGTTTGTGCGTTGTATCTGTAATCTACACCCATTCGTAAGCCGAGCTTACTTGCAACTTCAAAAAATGTTAGTAATGTAGATGCCTTCAAATCTTTAAGTCTTGCTCTGGCCAGAAACCCTCTACTTCCTTTATATTGTAATCTTCTTTTGATTTGCCATAGACATCCAGTAAAACTTTTACTTCCACCTGCAGCACCGCCTAAAAATACTTCTGTGTGTTCATGGTCCTCTAACGCAATAAACATCTCATGCTGTTTTGGGCTGATTGTTAAGTTTACCATCTTTGATTTCCTCCACAGACTTGACTATTAGGTTAAACGTGTGGGGTTGGTCGCCGGAGTGTTCTATCTCCTGTCTTTCTACCCATCCCCTGTGTTTCATTAGATTTTTAGCCCAGAATTTAAGCATATCTTTATCATCTTTCATTGCTAATTTTAATATTCTCCTTTGGACTGAGTCGTTGAAGTGCTCCATTGATTCGTTTAGTTTATTTTTGAATAATTCTTGTTCTATCCAATTATAATAAGTTTTTCTGTCAATTTTAACTTCTTCGCAAGTTTCGGTTATATGGCCCATCTTCTTAATGAATGTTTCTAGGAATAGTTTTTGTTTGGGAGTCAATCTTGGCTTTTTTGTGGACTTTTGTGGAATTTTCATATCTTGATTGCCTGTTTATTTGTGAATTTTTCCCACCTATCTATGATAACTTGACAGTAAACTGGGTCTAACTCCATCATATAGCACTTTCTATCTAGTTGTTCGCATGATATCAGGGTACTGCCTGAGCCACCGAATATATCTAAGATTGTTTTTGGTTGGCTGTTCTTTATTGCCCTGGCGCATAATTCGATTGGTTTTTGGGTTGGATGTTCATATTTTGTATCTTTGGATATTTCCCAAACATCAGAATCACTTCCATTAAATTCACCATAATAAAAACAAAGTTCGTACTGTCCCCTGTAACCTTTGCCCAATCCAAAATTATTCTTTTTCCACACTATCACATCTCTTGGATCTTGTTTGATGTTGTTCATTAAGTTTTTGTAATTTCCCCAGATATAAATCTCCTTAACATCCATGGGGATACAATCATAGAATTTCTGTATTGTCTCCTCGTTACCATCATCTCCTTTTAATTCCATATTATTACGTCCGCCATAGCCTCCAAGTCCATAAGGTGGGTCAGTGAACACCATATCTGCTTTAACTCCCTTCATCAGATTGTCAACATTTTCTTTATTTGTTGCATCTCCACACATTAGCCTATGTTCTCCTAATTGCCAGATTTCTCCTAATTTTATGCTGGTTTTGTTTTTTGCTCGTTCGTAGGCTCCGACTTCAATAATATCTTCTACTATTTCTTTTGGGTTTACTTCGTCCCATATTTCTGTTATTTCTTTTTGGTCAAATCCTGTATCG